CACAACTCAACTCCTTTTATGTAAACGTCAATGTGGTTGTCCATATCCCATATCTGTGACGGGCCATAACCTATTGTGTTCAAAGCTGATCCGACGCCGCGTGCCGATATCTTGCCGACCATCGAATAGCTTTCACCACCATTGGTGCTTTCATACAAGACTGCAAAACGCCATGCGTTGCTTTCCCCATTGGCCAACGCATAAAACCCTATTTCGTCGGGTACTCCAGGTAATAAAGGCAAGTTAGTCAACAGACCAATGGTCTGCCCACCTATGTCAATTTGATCATATATATCTCCACTACCACTATCCCCCTCCTCCTCGATGCCAAATATCGTGCTATCGTATGTTCTGGCAAGCACTTCGATTGAATAGTCCGCACCTATTGTCATTTCCTTTATCTGGACTATGTGTTGGTCTCCGTTTAGGGTGGTGATGTTAAGCACGTCCCCTGGCACTAGATGGAGCCATTTTGGCCCAAGTTTGAAGTGGTACTCACAAGCTTCGTTCCACATAGACGTTAATACTTTGTACGCAGCTGTTCTGGCAACGTTGGCATCAGTTGCAATAGAGGTCTGCAATGAAAGCCTGTTTTCATCTTGGCCAGATGACTTTGTTGCACTTTGTAGTGAAGTTAAATAGTCCTTGTTAATATCAAAATATTCCACTTCTACGACGGTAGGCAATTGGTTCTTGTTGGACGTGATAATCTTCACCGTCTCGTTTTCCCCTTCACCAGCCCCTATGTCCTGCCTTGGTATAACTATGATACTTTTCTGTTCCCGTGGGAAAAAGACGAGCTTCCTCCCATATTGCCTCCACGATATGTCCGCGATCCTGCATATCGACGATATATCGTCCATGAAGCTGTTGCCCGAGGCGCAAAAACCGCCTATAGTGCCAAACACGTCTGTAACGTCAAAGTCTTCCTCTGAATATCCAGCGTCTAGGCATAGATCGGCGATAATATCACTTACGTTCACTGGCAATGGTGTGTACCCAGCCCCGCTGTCCTGCCCCTTTTGGATTACTTCAAAGTTAAAGCTAGGAATCCTATTGCCCCACTTCTCAAGGTTGAGATCCTGAAAGACGATATACGAAACGCCACGGTATGCTGGAGAATTACCTTCACGTCCAACTATGATTGAATTTGGTCTTTGTGTCTCAGTGCCAAAATATGAGGTCATTTGCCTTGAAAGTTCGTTGCTCGCCAATATGGTAGAGTCGTTTGCACTTGGACTTACGTGGTAAATGAGTTTGTTGTCTGCCCATATCTTGCGGACTGCCAATATAGGCCCTCTACATATAGCTACTGCGAAAGAGCAAGTATACCAATATTCGGTATAGCTCATCGTAACCTTGCTTTTCCCGCTTCCGCTCGTTTGCGATGTAGTCTTTTGATGCTCCTTGAGGTCGTCTGCCCATATTATGTTCCCAGGTAAGCGATAAGCACCCCAAACCCTCGGGATAACGTTGCCATAGCTACTTCCAGATACTCTGACGTCCTGCGCCCGTGGCCCGTACGTGTTTGTGCTTATGTCTTGACTTAACCACGCCTGATCTATGTAGTAGCCAGCTAAAGATGCAAGCCCTAGCCATACTGGAGCAGAGGTCATGGATCCGACTATAAGCGGTAACAGTATCGTTGCCATGCCCGTCAGTCCTTGAAATACTTAAGTCTAAAAGCGCCCGCAAAGCGCTTTTCCCACATGTCGTCGATCGCTTCTTCTATGACACCGTAGTCTTCGGTAACGTGAATGATATCGTCGCCGTAGCTTTTTATGGCTACGTGCTGCGGATATTTGTAAATGGTGAATAGCATGATGTCCCCAAGCCTTATGTCTTCCCTCGGTATTTGGTCGGCCACCATCGTTAATCTCTCCAAAAGCATCTTGTGACCCGCCTTGCGTTGGTACGTCCTGTTGTCGGCCTTTAAGATCTCGGTAATGCCAAGTTCGGCAAGAGGCATCACGATCAAGCCTGCACAATCCACGCCCAGCCCTTTCCACCTTCCTTGGTGGTGAAAAGGAGTGCCTATCCACTTGCGTAACTCCTCTATAAACTGCTCTCTGGTTATATCGGGCACGTCATTGTCCCCCTCTCCACAGTACCCTGTCCATGCCTGGCAAAAATGGCATCCCTCGAAAATTAATCCCGTTGTTAAATCTCGTTCTGCACGTATTGTATGTTTTGTCACATCCTTGATACACATATACACTGTCCCCTACTGCTGCCATAGAAGGCATTGGAGAATAAAATTTAATGGTATTGCCAGACGATGAGTCTATATCCCAAACCACACCAGCGTTGCTTCCGGTAAGGAATTCCACTGTACCGTTGTTGTATTGACTGCCAAGCGCGATCGAAAGGGCTATATTTTTCGAGTCTATGATTTGTGCAATCTCGCCATACACCCTGTAATTGTTCTTATTGAGCTTACATAGATCGTCACAAAAGTATGCGATACATGTTGGTGCATACTTCATGTATGATTTCCTCGCCAAAAAGGTAGACATCCCCTCTGTCTCGGCCGAAAAGGATCCTGCGTCTACAGTTATCTTCCCCAAGCTCATCCTTAAAAGGTGTACGCTGTCTGTCGATTCGCGGTCTACCATGTATACGTCAAGCGTAGCGTAATCGTAAAGCCCCTTTATAATATCTTCGTCTGTTATGGAATCGTCACTCAAGAACCCGTCTATCTGTGCGTTTTCAATGTCGCCACCCATGGAAAGTTTTATCGCCGTCCGCGTGAACGACGAGCTTGGCGGGTAAACTTTGCCGTTTAGCTCTACTGGTACGTCACTATCTGTGCCATATAAGTGTTTGCCAGATTGTGTTATTAAATCCCAACACATTGCTAGCTTCATAGTGTCACCTCTTATGATGTCGCTCAATCCAAATGGTCTTATCTCGTCCAAGGTAACCCGGTGCGGTTGCCATCCATCTCGTCTTATCTGTGCCCCAGCCCATATGAAAACCTCCCCCATTTCGAGATCCAGTCCATTGTCGGCGGCCTGTTCGATCCTTTTCCAGGTTTCACTACCAGTCCAGGGCTGTCTGTTGAGTACGAATCCCGCAAAGTAATGGACTAAATCTTTTGTATATCCAAGCTCCCTAGTCGCGAAGTCGTATACCAATTCATGCATAGGATCCCCGTCTATAACCCAGTCGTAGTCCTCTATCTGGAAAAAGTCTAGGTTGGGGTACACCCACCATTCCTGAGGGAAGCATGCAATCTGGATCATCTCTCCAACCCTGTTGGGATCTATAACTGTTGGTGGGAAGAAAAGTACGGTAAATTTCGCATCTGGATATTTCGCCTTAACGTGATCCCTTAGAATATGTGTGAATGCCCCTATCTTGTCGCGTAGCCACTCTATGGCTTCCCGGTCAAAGTTGGGATCCCACATCGACTGATAAACCGGCAATTCGTATCCATTTTCCTGCAAAAACTTCGCCCTTGTAGCGCTGTCGTAAAAGCATGGTGCCCCCAAGGTACCCTTGTACGACTGTGCCCACCACCAAGGCTCGCCAAGCTGTATAATGACCGGCAATCCAGCATCATGCTGGAGATCCGCAAGCTCAATCACATATTTTTTGTAGAATTCGATGGCGTTGTCATTACAGAAGGAACAAAACTTTGTTGATGGCGTCCAGCCCGATAATGCCGGCATTCCAGTATAGTCAACCTGCCTCCATTCGTGAGGCAGCTCAACGCTTTCCATCGACACAGAGGCCACAACATCGTAGCCGTACGCCTTGCTTGCCTTAAAAAAAGACTTAAGCCACGCTTTCGACGCTAGGTTAAGCGGTTCGTACGTTTTTTGTATAAATGAATAATGGTAGTCCTCGTATGGATCTACAACGTAATTGCCATGCCCGTCTATTTCCGCTTCTTTGTCGTAATAATGGGAGGCCCCGACGTAAAGGTTAATGATATCCCTGAAGCCGAGCCTGTAGAAGTGTTTTACATATCTTTCTGGAACCACCGTGTACTCGTCGTCGTAGCCGTCGGCCAGTCTGTACGGATGATTGGTTTTTAATCCTTCGTAGCCTACGTCCTTTGCCCCCGTTACGGTCCAATTCGTAAACTTAACTTTCCAATAGCTTGAGGAGCCTATCGGGCGGTATCCACCCTTTACGTATCCCCTCACCGGAAACGTCCACATTATTTTTAGGATGGATACCGGGTCTATCTTATATAGTCTGCTATACTGTGGGCTCCACCATCCACCATATAAGTTGTCGAAGTCTATCTCAAAGTGTCCAGCCCACCTGCCCTCCGATGCTGGGGCTATGTAGGAACAATGGCGTTCAAGCCTAATCCAATGGATTCCCGCAGCGGTGTAGATAGTCAATTGCGGTCCGTTCAATTCCCAAATGTACTGCATCATGCCCCCTTCCTGTTCGTAGTCGTAGGTTAGCTTCACGCCTCGAAAGTCAGCATTTAGATCGTATCTGACGTCTTGGTGCGACCACAGGTCGGCCGATTGGTATATCAATCCAGCCATATCACCTACTGTCCTATAATATCCCTGTATCGTAAATGCATTTTCACCGTCTAGGGTTATTGAGCTTATCATGTCGCGGCCAAAATTACATTCCATCATCATCGGGTCAAGTTGTTTCATAACCTAACACTTCTTATCGCTATAGACTGGTTGCGCAAGTATGGGTTGTCCTTGTCACATGTCATAAGCATTGAGTCACTGTCAAACCTGCATGGGATGTGGAATTCTCCAGACCAAGACACCAGCCCAGTTTTATACACAGTTATTAATCCAGTTGTGTAATTTATTTCTATGTTTTCGGTCTCCTGCCCATCTATAAAAACGTGAACTTTGCCTTGTACCAGTGTTTTAATTTTCCTTACATATGACAAGCTACCGCTGGCCCTATACGTTTTGCTGGCCTGGAATGTCGCAGGCACTTGGTCCGCCACGCCGATGGGCTGTGCTTCGGCGTAATGATCACTCCAGTCTTTGAATCTAAACGAATGCTGTCTCCCCTTTACGATATAGAAAAAACCAAGCAATTCCTCTAGTTCGGATTGCGATAAAGCCATGGCGTCGGTGACGTATTGGTAGACAGGTTCATCCCATACCTGCACCCTTTGCTCGTATGCGCTCTCCGATGTGTATACGAACGTTTTGAATACTGGGCCTCCCTCGAATTTTTGAGATATCAGCTCTGGCAACACTATATCGAGAAACATCTTTTTACCACCGCCTATGTTTGCATTGTGCGCTTTGCAATTTCCAATATTTGCCTCTCACTCCTGCGAAAGCTGTCTGCATCTGGCGTGGAAACATAAATATTGACCACGCTGCCGTTCCCTTGCCCCTTCGCTTTTACCCCAAGCTCGCCGCTCGTCGTGCGTGTAAGCGGCATGATCGCCTCTGGCCCGGCCTCACCCATTAACCCAACCCCTTTGGCCATTGGGAATATTGTGGGGCTCGCGACTATTCCCCCCGTTGCGAATGGGATCACGTATCCGTCGCTTATCACGCCTCCATAGGCGAAGGGCAATTTAAGCATTGACAGCAGGCCGGTCGTAAGAGGTTCAATGATTGCTTTGCGTACAATGATTTTTGCAATGTCCTCCAAAAGCCCCTGCAAAACCTCACGCAAGGAGTTGCCCGAAAATATGGCCTCTTCGAAGGCGCTCTGGAAAGTCATGCCAAGATCTTTAACCACATCTACGGTTTTTTTGGCGCTGGCATCTACCTTCTTGAGATCGTCGTCCAGGCTCTTAGCCACAAGTGGAAAATCTTGGAATTGCTCCTTAAGTTTGATTAATGCATCCTTAAACTCATCTGTCGTAATTTTCCCTGAATTCAGCTTTTCTGTGAGAGTCTCGACATTCGCATTGACGATATTCTCTGCCACTCTCTGAAGGTCCTCAAATATTCTCTTCCACTCGTCGCTTCCCTGTGTAACCCTCGCAAGCTCGCCTTTCAACATATCAAAGTAGCTTTGTGCGTCAAGCAGCCCCTGACTGTATTCCCACGACATATCCGACCAGAACCTTGCGATCCCTTCGGCGGCCGCAGCTTGAGCGTCCATCTGTTCCTGCTTTATCCTGTTTATGCGCTCAATGTCCGCAGCAGTTGCAGCCCCAACCTGCTTTATATATTCCTGCATGCCAGCACTTGCTGCGTCTGTTATGGCCTTTTGGGCAAGCGGCAAGCCTGCAAACCTGCTCTTTAGATCCTCAGTCTTTACAGCGAACTCGTCTGCCCCCATGGTGCCAGCTTTAAGGCCGTCAACGAGAGCCCTCATTCGCTCGTTTATTACGTCTATTGCAGCAGCCTGCTTGGCCGAAAAGTAGCTCTGGAACTCCTTTGCCCCGCTGCCAAGCTTGCCCGTCCTGCTTTCAAGCTCTGCAAAGTATTTGTCTGCGCTTATAAGCCCCTGCTGATACTGCCAGTTGAGCTTATCTAAGTATTCAGACTCTGCCGTCTTTCCGCCTTTTTTGCCTCCGCCTGTAAGGTTAAGCTCTCCTGCACCTGTCTTGCCCTTACCGACCCCTGTTGCCTTTGCAATGCCCGTTTGCGCCTTGTAACCTAGCAGCTCAAAGCCTTCCCCTGCTTTAATGGCGTTTACGGCAAGGTCGGCTATGATCTTATCCAGCTTTTTGTAATCCTCTGAATTAATTGGCAATCTGCCATAACGCTGGAAAAATATCTGCTGGGCGGGCCCTGCAAGTTCAGTGCGCTTTTTCATGGTAGCCCTAGCCACCGGGGCGTTCTGCTTTGCCTCTTGCCATTTTGCTATATTAACGCCTAGAGCTGCACCAAGCCCACCAGCCGCGATAAATGGGAATGCTGGGCTCGCAACTATTGATGTGAGGATGGCTGCAAGCGATGTGGCTGCGGCTATAGCTGAATTGAGCGCTATCATGAGCGGTCCACCTACTCCTATTACCGCTGCAACTGCTAGTATTGATTTTTGTGCTTCGGGAGAAAACTTGCTGAAGGTTTCGGTTAGCCCGGCAGTCGCATCAACCGCCTTAAGCAGATATGGGACAAGCTGCCCTCCTATCTCTATGGCCACGTCGTTTATCCTGTTGCCCAGGATTTTCAGTTGCGATGCAGATGTGTCGTAGCGCTTTCTGGCCTCTTCCGCGAGGGCGTTGTTTTCCTGCCATGCCCTGTTGCCTATGGCCAACGCGTTCGAGAACACGTTGCTGGCCCCGGCGGCACGCAAAAGCGCGTCTCGAAGCCTCGTATCCTTAATCCCCAGTTCGTCTAGGACCTGGATGGCTGACATGCCTCTGTCTTGCGCTTTGGCCAATCCGCCTATAAAGGCCAATATCGCCTCCGAAGCGTCTTCGCGAAAAGCCTTTTGAAACTGTTTGGACGATATGCCGGCGACAGCGGC